ATAGCCCTTGCTATCGCCTCGAATGAGCTGGCTGGCGAGCCGTAGACGCGCTCGCCGCGCCCGGCCGCCAAGCGCTCTGCTTGGAGCTGGGCAATCCGCTTGACCTTGGCAGCGGTCTCCGCCAGCATACCCCCTCCACCGCTGGAGAAGCGGCCGTGGTTGTCGCGAGCCTCGTCCTTCTGGAACTGCGCCGCGTATGCGAAGAGCCCGCTCACGGCAGGAACCCCGAAGCGAGGGACAGCGAGTGATCGGTCAGCATATCTACAGAAAGGGTTGTACCGGAATAGGTCCCCGCCGTCTTAATCAGCATCCGGAACATGGCGCCGATCGAGCAGGAGAGAACCTGCCCCGGCGAAAAACTCTGATCGTTGTGGAGTTGCCTGCTCGTCCCGCTCCCGGTCACTCGTGCCAGATTATAAAACTCGTTGGCCGAGACTTTGTAGAACGGATACATATAGATGCTGTCCCACCAGCTAGCCCCGCCATCGTAGGATGTCTGGAGGAAGACGTTGACGTTCGTGCCGCCGCTCCCGTACTTGAACTGCGCGAAGAATTTGTATGCCTTCGGCGCAGAACGTCGGATGCCGGTGGGCGCCGTGTCGATCGCCGCCGCCTTCAGGACGTTCCCAATCTGGGTGTATGCCGCGATCGGCGAGGTTATAGGGTAATTCCGAACGAGGAACGTGGGAACCTCCCTTACTTCTCGATGCCGGAGGCGTTGCTGAGCGGCGTATCCGTGATCAGGGCGATCGTCAGAGCCGTAGCGGCATAAGTCCCCGTCGTCGTAAGCAGCGCGCGAAACATGCTGCCCAACGCTGCGGTCACGCCAACCCCGGCGGATAAGCTTTGGTTGTTCGTGAGCGTGGTGAAGTTGGAGCTGTTGGCCGCGTCGGTCATGTTGTAGAGATACGCAGCCGTGCCGGTCGTCCACTGCGGGAAGTGGAGGATATCCCACCAGCTCGCGCCACCGTCATATGAAGTCTGGATAAAGGCATCGACCGTAGTGCCACCGCTCCCGTAGTTGAGGTAGCCGAAGAAGCCGACGCTCTGAGGCGCATTGTACGTCGCCTTCAGGATCAGGCCCTTTTGCGGGTAGGACGAGATGGCCGTGGTGATGGGGAAGGCGCTGAGGAGAAACATGGCTGAGCCCTCTATGGAATTCCGGTCGCCAGAGTAGACCGAAGATGTTAACGATCGTTCAATCTAGGGCTTAACGCGATCTTAAAACACTTTAGCGCATTCTTGAGCCCCTCGTCAACCCCGAACGAAGGGCATTATGGCTGCATATCCCGCCGATTTCGATAACTGGGACGAGTACGAACGCGACCTGTTCATCTGGCGGAAGCGCTGGCTCGATCTTGTGGAGGAGCGCGCGATAGAGCTGGGCTGGCCTACGGCCGCCGGCTGCTTCCCCGGAACTTACCTTGACGAGGCCGGCTACTGGCACGGCCAGCTCCCGCCCCCCGGCGAATGGGGTATGTGGGTGCTCATGGCGGGCCGCGGCTACGGTAAGACCCGCTGCGCTTCTGAAGACATGGCCTGGTACGGGCTCACTCACCCGAAGACCCAGCTCCTCGTCGTCGGTCCGACCTACGAGAAGATGATCAACGTGGATTTCGAGGGCGAGAGCGGCCTGGTTACGATCCTGCCCGACAAGTGGGTGCAGCATTGGCACTCCTCCGAAAAGGAACTGCTGCTGACGAACGGCACCATATACCGGGGGATTTCGGCCGAGACGCCGGATCGAATTCGGGGCTACGCCTTCGCGCGATCTTGGATAGACGAGCTGGGGGAGATGGTCTTGAACGGCGCTGAGGTGCTCGATCAAGTGGAGCTGGCGACCCGTGTCCCGCCGGACCCGCGCATAATCATCACGACCACACCGAAGCCAACCCGCTTGATGCGGGACCTGCGCGACGAAGCTGTACCCCCTCCGCCGCGGCCCGGCGCAGAGATCGACGCCGGCCCGGCAGTCCCGGGGAAGGCGCGCTCGCTGATGTCCTCCGGGACGATCTATTCCGACTGTTTCGTGGGATTTTGATCATGGCTGAAGAGAAGACATCTCGCCGCGTCGTGATGACGATCGGGGGAACCTACGACAATAAGGCCCACCTGGCAAAGCCGTACATTGCGCGGCTCGCGCGCATGGAGGGCACGCGCCTCGGGCGTCAGGAACTTTACGGCGAGATACTGGACGACGTTGCCGGCGCGAACTGGACCCTGGAGGTTCTGGAGCGGTGCCGCGTATTGCGTCCGAAAGTACCCCCATTGAAGCGCATCGTGGTCGGGGTTGACCCGGCCGTAACCAATGTGGCAATCGCCGAGCAGGAGCGGCAGCTTGAGAGCGGCGGCAAGGCTCGGAAGCTCTCCGGCGCTGAGACGGGCATCGTGGTCGCCGGGCTCGGGGTTGATGGCTGCGCCTACGTCCTGGGGGACTACAGCCTCATGGGCTCCCCGCTCGTTTGGGCAAGACGAGTTCACGAAGCGTACTGCGATTTCAAGGCTGGCCGAGTAGTAGCCGAAAAGAACAACGGCGGCGACCTAGTAGAGAGCAACCTACGGGCAATAATGGCGAACATCCCGCTCAAGCTGGTATTTGCAAAAGACGGGAAGATTACTCGCGCCGAGCCTGTATCAAGTCTCTATGAGCGCACTCCGCCTATGGTATACCACGTAGGGGTGTTCCCGGAACTTGAGGAGCAAATGCTGACCTACACCGGAGACCCCAAGCAAGCGTCACCCGACCGAATGGATGCCCTTGTCTGGGCGTTAACGGAATTGATGTTAGATAGTCTCCCGACCCCTATGGTGGGGCCGGTGAGCGTCGAGGGCGAGAACTTCTGGAGAACCCCCTATGCCGGATGATCCGAACACTGTCCGCGTCGGGAACCTAGCGCCGAGCGACTTCTACGTCGAGGCCGGCAACACCGGTTTGAAGGTCTTCGGCGGGTACGTCGTCGAGGAATTCGAGCCAAACCTGCGCGGGCTCCGCGGTGCCCGTATGATGCGGGAAATGTGGGACACTGATCCGACGATCGGTGCTATCATCTTTGTAATCTCGCAAGCCATCCGCAAAGTCCAATGGCATTTGTCGCCAGCCGATCAGTCGCTCCCGTCATTGCTCGCGCAGGAATTCTTTGAGGGCACGATGGCGGATATGGATCATACCTGGGATGATTTCATATCCGAGGTGATGTCGATGTTCGTTTGGGGCTATGCGCCCTTCGAGATCGTGCTGAAAATACGCCAGGGTGCCGACGCGAAGGACCCGCGCTACCGGAGCCGCTTCGATGACGGCATGATCGGTGTGCGCAAGCTCGCCATGCGAAGCCAAGAGACGATCCTGCGCTGGATCATGGACGCGGACAACAACGATATTCTGGGCGTCGTGCAAATCCCTTGGACAGGCGGCATCCGCACCATCCCGGCGGAGAAGATGCTGCTGTTCCGCACGATCAGCTTCCGCAACAATCCCGAGGGCCGCTCGCTCATGCGGAACGCCTATCGGCCGTACTACTTCCGGAAACGGATGGAAGAGATCGAGGCGATCGGTATCGAGCGCGACCTAGCGGGCCTGCCGGTCCTGAAAATACCCGCTGAGTTGATCGCCGCGGCTAACTCAGGCAGTGATCCGAAGGCTTCGGCCACACTCGCTGCCTACAAGAACATGATCATCAATATCCGTCGCAACACTCAGGAAGGCGTCGTGCTCCCCGGCGACACGGACCAGCACGGCAAACCGCTCTTCGATCTGACGCTCCTGCACAGCGGCGGGCAGCGGCAATTCGACACCTCCGTCATCATCAACCGGTATACCCAGTTGATCGCGACGACGGTCATGGCAGACTTCTTGCTCCTCGGCCATACTTCTCGCGGCGGCTCCCAGGCTCTCGGCACCTCGAAGGTGGATATGTTCTATTCCGCGATCGAGGGCATGGTGCAGAACATCGTCTCGGTGCTCAACTCCCAGCTTGTCCCCCTCCTCGGTACGCTCAACGGCATCCCGTCGAAGAATTGGCCGCAGTTCTACGCGGACAAGGCGGAGCAGATCGATCTCGGCAAGCTCGGCGCATTCATCAACGCTCTCGCGGCGTCGGGTATGCAGCTCTTCCCGAACCCCAACCTCGAAGAGTACCTGTATCAGGTCGCGGGGCTGCCGGAGCCGGACGACGAGACGCAGCAAATGCAAAGCCAGACGAACGCTCTGGAGCATGCTGGCAAGATCAATGCCCTCACGCAAGCGCTCCAGCCCGCCGCTCCTCTGGAGGAGGTCACGCCAGCTCCAAAGGGCGGGAACCTCGATGCCGGCGCGCAGCAACCGCCCGGACAAGCTGGAGGTGGTAAGCAGCCCCCGCAGAAAATGGGCGGAGGCGGTGGAAATCCGCAAGCTCCGCAGGGGCAGTTCGGGCCGCCCCGCGGCAAGGGGCCGCCGAAGGCCCCAGGTCCGCGCGTCCACCTCATTTCGAGCGGCTTCGGCGGCGGTGGCATGAACAAGCGTCGCTTCCCGAGCCTGTTTGAATATCGGAGGGCTGCCTAATGCCTTTCGTCTACCACCGCCTCGGCGCATCCGATGTCCCCGGGCATCTTGTGCAGCCGCCGCATGATGGCTTGCGCGTATTGGCGGAAGCGACGCAGCCGCACATTGCCCGCACTATCCAAGAGGCGATGATACGCCTCAAGAACGAGATCACTCCCCGTTTCATGTACCGTGCGATGACGAGCGGCCAGGGCGTAGGCTTTGCCCTGACTGGAGCCATCGACCAATTTAAGGACGACCTTCGCGCCGCCAAAATCTTCCTCGCGAATGTCCACCTCCAGGCCGGTGCCATCATGGAGCATCGGCTAGGCTTCCGCATCCGGAAGGACGCGATCAACTTCGATCTTGGCGCGTTGCCGCAGCCAACTCAGGACGCCCTCGATAATTACGATTTCGGGCTGGTGCGCGAGGTGTCGGACGATGTTCGTCGCTCAATCTCCAACGTGATCACCCAAGGCGTGCAGAGCGGGTGGTCGCCCGACAAGATGGCTCGCGAGTTGAAGACCGCGATTGGGCTCACCAGTGATCAGTACGATGCTGTATCCAATTACCGCTCTATGCTGGAGAACGGCCGCCCGGATGCCCTTGATCGGCAGCTACGCGATGCGACGTTCGATCCCGAGGTGCAGTCCGCGGTGGACGGCTTGACAAAACTCACGCCGGATCAAATCGAGCGCTTCTCCAACCGGTACGCCGATCGTTACCTCGCTTACCGCGCCAACACGATCGCCCGCTACGAAAGTCTGCGAGCCTCCAACCAGGGCGGCTCAGATAGCGTGCAGTCCGCGATCGACGCGGGTGTCATTTCACCCGAGGATGTCACCACGAACTGGATGATCGCCAACGATGAGATCACTTGCCCACGTTGCCGCTCGGTCGTGGATATCCAGCCTGACGGCGTGCCGTTCGGAACAGCCTTCACTTGGGCAGCCGGGAAGCGCACCGGGCAAGTCATGCTCGCGCCCTTGCACCCTGACTGCCGTTGCACGAACACTTACAACGTCGTTCGCTCGGCGCTGGAGGCGGCGTGATGGCTTAATTCCAGAAGGTCAGCAAGCTAGACGCTGATTACGGCGA